TTTGATCAATGGACTCCCATTGATCAGTTTATTCCGGCGGTCCAAGCCAACTTTATTGACGGCGGAGACAAGGCAAATCTCATCAAGGCGATTGGAAACGTCAAGGCGGAGGCATCATTTACGCTCAAGGATGATGGAATCACTCAGGAGACTCAAGCCCGAGACGGAATTTCCAGAGTAAAGGATATTGATCTCCCTCCCAAAGTTGAGCTCCTCCCGTTTTCAACATTTCCGGAGATACAGCCTCAACCGGCCCGGATTTATGTTTTCAGAATGAAGCGGGAAAATGAAAAAATTTATTGCCGGCTCATCCCCGCGGATGGAGATATCTGGAAAATGATAGCGATGGAAAAAATTGCGAACTATCTCAAAGCCAATCTCCCGGATGGGATCCCGGTTATTTATTAATCCGGAAAAGCAATAAAAGAAAACTCTTGACAAAAAGGAAAAAATTTGAGATCTTGAATCGTCGGGAGCCGGCCCCGCAAAACCGGCAAATCTCATATTATTTCCTTTCCTTTCATAGATGGGGCGCGTTGTGGCGGCGCGCCTCATCTATTTTTGGCCCCGCGGCCCTCCGGAGAAAAAGGCTTGACTCTTAATTTTTATTGACAAATTCCGCTTTCCATGTTTCCATTTTCTCCATGAGCGGGAAAAAGAAAAAAACTCCGGATCCGGATCTAAAGAAAAAAAAGCCGGCCTCATCCGCGGCCAAGAAAAAAGCCCCGGCAAAGCGCGGACGGCCTCCGGGATCAGGATCCAAAAAAGAAAAAAAGCCCGTTGAGGTCCGGGGCTCTATTCGAAAAAAACCGGCTCCCAAAAAAAAGGCCCCGGCAAAGCGCGGACGGCCCCGAAAAGATGATCCGAGATATGATCCGTCACGGCCAAAGGCTCATGTCACTATCCCAAAGCCCCGCGGCCGGCCTCCCCTCTTTGATAATTGCCTTGATTTGGCTTTTTTTATTGAGCTTTACTTTGAGGATTGCGAGGAAAAGAAACAAATTCCAACATTTACGGGATTGTCTCTTGCAATTGATATGGATCGGCATACTCTCAATAACTACTCGAAAAAAGATGATTTTTTTTCCACTATAAAAAAGGCGCGGCTCAAGGTTCAATCTTTTTGGGAATCCGGGCTCAATGGCCCTCATGCCGCGGGGAAAATATTTAATCTTATCAATAACTCAGACTACTCCAACAAAACCGAAAGCGTGTTGACTGTCAAAAATCGCCGGTTTGATCTTAATTTTCACAACTTCCAAAGCTCAGAAAAAGATGATCCGGGAAAATGATCCTTGATATCCATGAGAAGTTTCGGCCTCTCTATGTCCCGATGCGATACAAGGTTTTTTGGGGCGGTCGAAATGGTATGAAAACATGGAGCTTTTCGGAGGCTCTTGTTATTATAGCATCTCAGGAGACAAGGCGGATCATTTGCGGCCGGCAATATATGAATACGATTGAGGATTCAGTCAAGCCGGCCATTGAGAATCAGATCGCGCGGCTTGGCCTTGAGGATGAGTTTGATATCCAAGAGACAAAGATCATCCAAAAAATAACCGGCTCCTCATTCAGATTCAAGGGCCTTGAGCGAAATCTTATGTCAATCAAAGGATGGGAGGATGTTGATATATTTTGGGGAGAGGAGGGCCATACCATAACACAAAAAGCCTTTGATCTCCTGACAAAAACAATCCGAAAAGCGGGATCAGAGCTTTGGTTTTCATTCAATCGGCATCGGATTACAGATCCGATTGATCGCCGGTTTTTGGCCGCCGGCGCGGATACCTCAAATGCCATCGTTCAAAAAGTTGGATGGAGGGATAATCCTCATCTCTCGGATGAGCAAAAAGCGGAGCGGATCCATGATCTCAAATATAACTCAGATCGATATGCTCATATTTGGGAGGGGGAGCCGGAGCCGGATGAGGGGAAATCAAAAGTTTTACCTTATGAGCAACTTCTCAAGGCCGTTGATGCTCATAAAACTCTGAACTATCAACCTCAAGGCATGAATCATGCCGGCCTTGATGTTGCCGATGAGGGGAATGACACAAACGCTTGGGCCAAAAGAAAGATGGCCCTCTTGATGGATGTCAAGGAATGGAAAGCCAAATATTTACATATCACGGCAAACAAGGCCGCGCTCTTATGCGATCAAAATAATATAATGCGAATGTATTATGATGCCGGAGGGCTCGGGGCCGGGATTAAATCAGACTTTGCCCGGATCAATGCCAATCCTCAAAACGGATGGAGCCCAAACATCGGCCGATTTATCCCTTTTCATTTTGGAGGAGCCGTCCGCGGCCCTGATAAATACTATATAAAACACAAAGGGAAAGATGGGATCAAGATCTCAAATAAAGATTTTTTCTCAAAAGTAAACGCTCAGGCTTGGTGGAATTTAAAACTCCGGCTCGAAAATACGCTCAAGGTTTTGGACGGAGAAAAAATAAATCTTGACAAATGCTTTTTTTTAAGTGGAAAATTGGATAATCTTGAAAATGTACTCTTGGAATTGAGCCAATGCGTTTATGATGATTCAACCGGAAAGATCAAAATTGACAAGGCCCCGGAGGGCCGGCCCTCTCCAAACTTGGCGGATTCCATTGTCTTATCTTTTGCTCATGATATCCGGAAAGGATTAAAATCAAATTGAGACTATTTAAAAGATCCCCGCGGCCGGAAACAGTATATCCTCATCAAATCGCGTCCGATGTCCAAAAGTTGACGGAATCTGTTGAGGCTCTTAAAAAAATGAGAGACAATGAGGTTTATTTTCCGGCCGGCTATTCCGGGCGCGGCGGCGGCTTTGTCAATCCATTGACCGGGGCCGGGACGGATCTTGACAAAAACTCTCTCTCTCTTTTTATTGCCAATCGCCTTTTTTCAAGACAAACAAATGAGATCCTTTACGCTGAATCATGGGCGGCTCGGAAATTTATCGATATCCCCGTTGATGATATGTTTTTCAAGTGGCGTGATTTTCATGAGATGTCCGAGGAAAATATTGAAAAGGTCCGGGAGGCGGAAAAAGATTTTAGAATCAAGAGCAAGTTATCCCGGGCCATCAAATCCGGCCGGCTATATGGGACCGGACTTTTTATCATCTTGACTCATGAGGCCCCTCCGGAAAAACCGCTCAACCTCTCTCGGATCCTCCCGGGAGATTTATCCAATATCATGATTGTTGATCGCTTTGATGCGACAATCGCGCTCCGGGAAACAAATCCTTTTAATGCCAACTATGGCCGGCCGATTTTATACAGAATAAACGCCTCCCGCGGCGGCTCCTCTTTTATTGTCCATCATTCCCGGGTTATTCGGTTTGATGGCATGGTCCCTCTCTCGGATAACTCTTGGACCGCGTATGATCAGGATTGGGGGATCCCGGCGATCAATCCCGTAATATCTGAGATTTTTCAGGATTCCAATATTTCAAAATCCATCGCCCAACTTGTTAATGAATCATCAATCGGGATCCAAAAGATTGATGGCTTTGAGGAGGCTCTCTCAGGCGGAGCGGATTCCGGGGAAATGAATATTTATCAGCGGATGGAACAAACAACTCTCTTGAGATCCATATATCGGACTGTATTTATGGACTCAGAGGATGATTTTAATCGGATAAATGTCTCGTTTTCCGGCCTCCCTGAGATCATGGACAAAAACGCGATCAGATTATCCGCGGCGGCGGACATCCCGGAAACAAGGTTTTGGAGTAAATCAATCGCCGGCTTTCAATCAACCGGTACCGGGGAGGAGAGATCTTATGCTCTCAAGATCGCCTCCGATCAAACCAACAAATTAACGGAGCCTCTCCATCGGCTTGACAATATACTTGAAAAACATCTCGGATTGGATGAGCCGATCCAATATGAATTTCCCTCCATCCTTGATCTCTCCGATGCAGATAAGGTTGAGGCCGCGCTCAAAAAATCTCAGATTGTTGTCCCGCTTGTTACGGCTGGTATCATTGATGAGGATGAGGCCCGGGCCGTCTTGGATGGGGATGAGATTATCGGCAATCTCGAATTTGAGGGCCTTGATCTTGATGGGATCGATGATTTCCGCCGGAAATTGGCAAATATTCAAAGCCAAAAAGCGGCCAAACAAAACAGATCCGAGGGATCCGAATAATGGCAAAGCCTAAAAATCCAAAAGGGATCAAGCCGTTAAAAAAACAAGAGGCGGCTTATTATAGAGCCATCAAAAATGATATTCTCAATCCATTGATGGCCGGATTGACTAATCGTCTCAAATCGATCCCTCCGATAATGAGAGCGTATGAAAACGCGATCTCCGCCGAATTTGCCATCATGCAAACGGCCATTGATGAAAAGATCGGCCTTGAGATTGCCGGGACCGCGCTTGACAATATCAGACATTTTCAAAAGGCGGAAATGATCAAGGCTTTTCAAGCGGCCTTGAAACTTGACATCAATCCCTTTATGTCCGATCTCAATATCCGGCCGATCATGAGAGCGGCTCTCCAAGAAAACTTGGCGTTAATAAAAAGTATTCCAGAGGAGCTCAAGGGCCGATTGATCGGAAACGTCTCAAATATATTCCAAACAACGGGCTTTGATCAGGAGGCGATTTTCAAAACCTTAAAAAATGATTTCAATTACTCCAAAAACCGCGCGCGCTTTATATCCCGGGATCAAACATCAAAGATCATCGGGAATCTGAATGAGCAAAGGCAAACGGATATGGGGATTGATTCATATATTTGGCAAACCTCAGAGGATGAGAGAGTTGTCGGCAATCCATCCGGGGAATATCCGGATCCAACTCCGGGGCATGGGAATCACTATGAGAGAAACGGAAAAAAATTCCTTTGGGCGGTCCCTCCTCCGGACGGCCATCCGGGAGCCGCGTACAATTGCC